CAGCAGGACGTGAAAACCCAAATAGGGAAGCCATTTGTCCAACTGCGGTGGCACCGATGGTGGTAGCTCTCGCAAAGCGACCAATAACAGGAATAGAATGGAAGGCCTGAGCAGCCGTCGCCAGAGCGCTGGCGATGCTCGAGACCGGTCCATCAAGACTGTATTCATCCTTCTTCCCGGCTTTCGCGCCTTTCGCCGGAAGGGATTTGAGACCTTTGTCGGAACCCACTTTGGAAGCTTTCGCTTTAGCAGGCCCTACACCGGACTCAGCGACAATGTCAATGTCGGTAGAAGTGGGGACACCAAGTTCCACACTGTCTGCCCAAACGTAGACATTAATCGCGATGGGTGTCGTAGATTCGCCGTTCGCAATTGTGACCGGGTTGAGCGTGAAAAGCTCAAGGTTCCCGGCCTCAGCGAAGTCGAAGAACGACACTGCGTTCGTGATCACGGAAGTATTGTAGTTGTACAAACGGAACTTCTGCTTGTAGGAAATGAAGGGGATGTGGATATCCACCGGTTCATTATTGGCTACATCGATGTATGTCACCCCAGGTGCTTGAGACATATAAGTCTTGAGCAGAGGCAAAATGTCGGTAAAGCCATTGGCCAAAGCAGTTTTGTACCGTGTCAAAATCACGTTCTTCTCGTGATAAGGCTGATACGAGGCCATCAGCCTACCGTAATGGAAAGGAGTTCCAGTGACTTGGATGCGTACGTTCAGATTGCCTCTGAAGTACGCGTACTGGCTCAACTTGGCGCGAACGGCAGGATTGGATGACCAAAGATCCCAGATAGGAAGGGAAACACCATATTCGGCGTTCGGGTCCCACTGGTAATCAGCGATGTTGACAGGACGCTCGAAGAATTTGTCGAGAGACAGAATCCATTTCTGTCCATCTTGAACCTCGAGCGGCTCGTCACCAGCAGATTCCATATCCGCTGGAGGAGCGATGTCCTGTAGATTTTCATGTACTTCTTCATTAGCTCCACCCTCAACCATCTCTCCAACGGCAGACTCTGTAAAGATTCTGACGTTCCTGGAGAGGGACTGCCTGGCTTGTCGGAGGCCGCGACGCGCAAGCTTCTGTGCTGTGCGTTCGCTGGCATCCTTTTCGGCCGCCAAGCGTTTATAGTGAAGGTAGTCACGGGCGGTCAGGACATTGTACCCGTCGGACTGGTTGACATAAAAGTCATCCAGAGTCCACGTCGCCATATGAGGATGAAGCGGTCGGAAATCGCTCTTGGGTTCAGGTGTAGTTTCCTCACCTGCAACCGTTAGGCGCTCCTCACCATCTGTTTTATTTTCTTGATTTTCTGATTTTTTGTTTTCGTTTTTAGAATCCATGTGATAGTTATTCCCAGCAGTGGGCCGCCTTCCACCCTACTTAATGTTGACACCTCCAAAAACTCGGACCGCAGACCGAGCGAACTATATTACATGAGGTTTCGTCTCTTCAGGTGGGCCGTACATTAACGCAGTACGTCACTCGAGACCGGGTAAACCCGGTCCCTAATTTGTTCAAAATTGGGATAGCGCGAGGCCAACCCGGAGGGATCCACATCAAGGATATCGGAAACAACTTTGATCCACGTAAAGCGGAGCTGTTCGTATTCCTTCTGCGGATGCCAAAAGAACAGTTCACGAAGCGCCGATACTGACGCGTCGATCATCTGCTCAGTTGAAGTGACCGACTTCGACGGGAGTCGATAGCAGATCGTCTTCATGATGGACTTTCTGTCCAGTCTGGCAACCCAGTGACCTAGGTCATGACGATAATGGAACGTCCTCTTGAGGAAGGACGCTGTGTTGATCGTCAAGGACTTTGACATCTCGGATGTCTTCTCAGCGTTTGTGAAGTCTAGCCCGTAGACTTGCTTACAGAACGCCTGATAGGTCAGGTTGTTGTAGTGGCGTAAGGCTCCACTCTTTACGGCGGCGAGCATGTCGTCACCGTAAACGACTGGGCGTACGTGCTGGAAGAAGTCGTCCAGCTTGTAGCCAGTTGTTGTGTTGAGTTTGTGCCCCTTGCCAAGTGGGGTGCACTTCACCGCCCACGCGTACATCAGCATGACGAGTCCCCGCAGGGAGTTGTCTTCTGCTGTCGCATATTTCCCAGACGGCTGGAAAGAAGGAGCATAAAAGAGGTCCTGGCACATCTTGATGAGCGGCATCATGTTGTCGCTCAGAAGGCCTTGGACGCACTGAAGCGCCTCCTTGTTGTATCCGAAGTTCTCGAGTACCCGGTAAACGACCGTGTTAGCAACAAGGCCGATGTCAAAGGGCATCGAGGTGTCGAAACCACCGTAGTCTCCCTCCATGAGGTGGTCGGAAAAATTCCGAAGATTGTTGACGAAATCGTCAACATCCTCGGAGTGCATGTTGATGCCAACCGCAGAGCAGAAAACATCGCCGTGCTCGACCATGAGGGAGTAGAAGGGCATGAGAAACATGCGCTGCACGAGCGTCATGTGGTAGGGCGCCATGGCGAAGACACGCGTCTTCGCTTGCCGAACCTTCTCAAGGGGGCGTGGCTCATCTTTGAGCTGCGCGTAAAGGATTGGACCGTAATTTCTGTCCTTCACGTAGTCGGTGATGACCTCAATCACTTGGTCTTTGACCTCGTGAGTAGGCATGTAGGCGTCCTCCTTGAAGCTCAAGGGGAGAGGAATAGCGTTAGCACGCTTGTTTCCTTTCCACCCGAATCCAGCCGATGTTGACATTGACATGGACCGCATGAAAAAGTCCTCAGGATGGCCGTTCTGGGCTACCTCGAGAGTCACTGGAGTGATCTCGGTGATGCCCTTCCGACGTAGCGCAGTCGTGATGTGCGCTGTGAGCACGTCTGTGACGGCCCGGAGAACAGTAGGGTCTAGCGTTTGCTTTGTGACCGCTACTTTCTGAAGCCACTTGTTGTAAGGCCCAAAGTACTCCCCATCACGGGTGAAGGGGCGCATTGTAGGACCAGCGTAGTGCGGCTCACCATGTTCATCGAGGTGCGAGCAGCCAGTGAGCTGCTCGGAAACCTGAGTGAACTCGGTCTCAACAAGGTTGCTGTTTTTCGGCACGTTGGATGCCGTCGTAAGCGAACCTATGTAGCTGATTCCATCCAGTTTTTCGTACTGGAATGGAGAGCGCTTGTGTGGCTCTTTCTCCATCGGCTCGTCTAGCCGAAGAGAAGCTTCTGAAAAGATGGAAAGGAGGCCCGTCTGGCGCTCCAACTCCTTCTTCGCAGACTCGAACGTGGCACGTGTAATACGCGCAGCGTAGCTCGTGTTGTTCGTAGAGGCGGCAGTGTGAATGCCACCCACCACGTACCCACTCCCGTTCTCGACGAGTAGTGGTGTTCCACACTTGCCACTGTTGTGAGAAGCCCACGGGTAACACAGTGGGTCCTCGACAGTGATCTGAGTGTCGAAGGGCGTGGTGGCAACGATCGTATGGCTCTTATGAACCTTGACCGCATCAGTGCCGATGTAGCCCTTGCGACCTGTGGACGTGAACGCGAGCTCCTCTTCAGGGAGAAGGTCAACGAGATCCTTGAACCCGATTCCACGAAGATTCACGAGAATGATATCTCCTTCGAGGACAACCCAATCTTTGGGGCTGATGGACACTGGGTGCCCATTGTTGGGGTCCGTGTTGGACTTGTAGACATTGAAAAGGACGGTGCTGTCGCAGATAGGCTCAAAGCTGTGCGCGTTGAGAATAGCGAAGCTGCCGCAGAGGCCGAAGGCATGCGTGTTGTACACATTGCCTCCCTTCGAAATCTCCACAAATCGCATGTTGCGAAGAATGGAAGCACGAAG